CTCCTAACCCCAATGTCCATTGTTTCTGGTTCGTCTTCTAAAGTTTCAGAATCGTCTGAAGAGAACTGAACTTCAATTTCTTGTCCTTCGTCTAACTGGATTTCTGCTTCGAGAGCATCGATAGCGATAGAGACTGTTGCTTCAGAAGCGTCACCGATCTCTAACGAATCTTCAGAGAAGTTAACTAGCGATTCTTCTTCTTCTCCTTCTACCAACTCTTCTTCTTCAGGTTCTTCCTCTAAGACTGCTTCAACCTGTAGCGACCTTTCTTCGTCGAGAATTAGTAACGAGAACCGTTCTTGTGTGTCGTTACTTGCTGGAGTTCCTGTAGAAGTTCCTGAATCTAAAACCTTTACGTCGGCAGAGAAAGTTTCTACCGTCGCTGGTAAAGAAACAAGAACAGGGTCTGCTGTAGAAGGACCTGATATCAAATACCTGAAAGTAGCACCCGGAATCTCGTTAATGAACTGTCCGTCGTAATACCCGATTCTTTGACCGTCGCTAGTTTCAACTTGGAGGCTTGCTTGCTTTTGCCCTGAAGAAGCAACCGTAAGAAGTGTCCCTGATTTTGCGTCGCCCTCTGTTGGGCAGAACGGGCAACTAAAAGGTGGCTTTCTGGAAGTCATAGGTGTGAGTTCCATAGTCCCAGCGCCACCCGACCAAGCAGAAGCCTCTTCTGAAGGGTTTGTTGCGGCAAGAGCATATATCCAGCCGTCTTCGTTTACGTCTATCCATCGTTCTTGGTTAGGCCAATTCGAGTCGTAAATAAAGATTCTGTACCCTTCAGAGTTTTGCTCAACCCTGTATGGCGTGACAGCATGTCCTCCTTCATCGGAGTAAATGCCTACGGTGAAACCGTTTGCTTGCCCGCCGGATTCAGATTCTTGAAAGTCTTCCATCAAGATGCGAGCCAAATCTAATGGTTCCATCTGTCTGTAAACTGAAGCCCTTTCTTGAACTTCAGGTGCGAATTGCGAAACGTACCAGAACGCTAATTCGCTCAACAGGGCAGGGTCGTCTTTGACTAACTCTGCGACTGTTTGTACTTGTTGAAAATTCTGGATAGTTGAAACATCACCAGATAATCTCAAACTCAATACTGCTAACCCCTCACACAAACCGCCTTTCATGGATCGGTTTGCCTGAGCGATCAACTGTAAAATCACAGGGAACGGGGTGCATTGGTTATCGACTACTGACTGGCAGGCTTGCTCATCGCCATACATTCTTCGAGCCATGTTTACTGTCAGGTCTGCTGGAGGTTCTCCTCCTCCGAAATTCTCAAAAGAAAAAGCATCGTTACCGGGAGTGAAAGGTATCTCCCACTGTTCAGTAGGTAAACCTAAATCTAAAGTCGTTGCTTGGACAGGTTGAGTTACCTGTGGTTCTTCAATTTTCGCCTTCCCTGAGCAGGCAACCCCTAATAATGAGAGGATGAGGATTCCCGCCAAGGCCCTCATGGTTAACGTCTTCGGCGTTTTTGATAAATATAAAGAAGAGCGATAAATAACATGACGCCACCAGCAATAAGTATCAGAGTTATTGAACCTGAAGTTGTCGATGGGTTGAGACTGAAGTTAAGAGTCCCTCCTCCTAATAGGTCATTCCCGACTTGTAGTTCTGCTACTGCTTCTTCTAGTTGCGTTACTTGATCCTGTAAGGCTGCTTCTTCTGCGCTTGATTCCCATAAGAAACCGAATGCTCCAGTTATCGCTGCCGGTAACCCCAGTATGTAAGCGATGTTGTCTTTGATTTTGTCAACGATCCCTACAGCGGAGTCTGTTTTTTCTTTTATACCTTTTGAAGGCGTGTCGCCTCCTGTTGTCAGCATTGCTTCTTGTAGATGATGTAATGCTTTACCTAAATGTTCTGATTCGCTCATTAGCCCTCCAGTGTTTCAATTCTTGTTGTTAGTTCTTGTACGGCTTTAACTAGTGGCGCAATAAGGTGTGTGTAACGAAGCCCCTGAGTTGAAACAATATTTTCTTCCTCGTCAATACCAGCAACATTTTCTTGCTCATTAACCCATATTGCACAATCTGAAGCATCAGGTAATACAGCCGCTACTTCCTGAGCGATAAATCCGTAATGCTTTCTTGTTCCGTCTATACGACGATACTCTCTTGGCTTTAACGCATTAACAAAATCAAGACCTAAAGAACTATCTACAATTTCTCTTTTAAGGCGAGAGTCAGAGTTCTCAGTTAATGTTCCTCCAATAGTCACATCGCCATCGGTAAATACTGACATTAATTTGTAAGTAACAGAAGCGGCAGCATTATGTAAACTCGTATCGCCCGACTTTCTACATACACGCCAAGTATCTTCATAAACATAAGGGTTACCCCAAAACCAAGTTGTGTCATTGTAAGCGTTATACGAATAAGTGCCAGCGCCACGATTATCGTCAGGGACACTCATTTTTATAGAAGCCTGCGTGTAACCTGTGCTTGTACCTCCATGAAGAGATAAATCTGTAGAACCCGAAGAAGAAAAACTAGCGATTGAAGTTTCATTCGTCGCAAAAATAATTGTTCGTGAAGCAGAATTATGACCAATCCACATACCAGTATCATCTAATGAAAGACCACCAGCATATCCATTGCCGTCAATCGTTAAATGACCATCCCAAGCAGAATCGGGAGTAATCGCTGAATTACTGTTTATAGAAACCAGTCCTGTAGGTCCAATAATTAAAGCGTCTCTTGTTATCCCAGAAGCGTAACTATTAGAAACACCAAAATGAAGTTCAGAACCTCCACTAGTATATTTCATACCAATACGAGCGGCTGGGTCCGTACTATTTCCATCAAAATCAAGACAAGTAAAATCATCAACAGCCCCATCGCTGTTGTAAAGCGTTAGGTTACCTGTGGAGTCATCTGTAAAATCAGTAATGTCTTGGTCGGAATTAATAGCCGCTGTGCCTCCAACAGTTAAACCAGTCAACGTTCCAACCGAAGTCAAAGACGAAGCAGTAACGCCACTATTTAATGTTGCGCCAGTAACAGTCCCAGCAGCCGCTGTAACCGTAATGTTTGCCGAACCATCAAAAGAAGTTCCGTTAATCGTTCGAGCAGTTTCTAACGCTGTAGCCGTTGCAGCATTTCCACTTGTGTTTTGATTACCAGCAGAGTTCACTCCCGGAAGGTCTATATTGCCAGTTCCGTCAAAAGAAACACCTCCGATGTTTCTTGCAGTAGCAAGCGCTGTAGCAGTAGCAGAATTTCCTGTTGTGTCTTGATTAAGAGTGCCGATAACAAAATCTAAAGTGTTGTCGCTATCCTCATAAGTAACAGCAACACCAGTTTCAGTGTTACTTGTGACCATAGCGCCAATAGTGTCGGCAATAAATTCATCTAAAGCCGTGCCATTAACAGTGATGGCATCAGCCTCAAGCGTTCCATCAATATCAGCGTCACCAGATATATCCAGAGTCGCTGCATCCAACTCTCCAGTAAGAGTGACGTTCCTAAAACCAGTAATGTCTTTATTGCTGTCAACGATGACCGCTTTAGAAGCAGATATTGTTCCCGCTGTTATCCCATCGACAAGATTTAACTCAGCCGCAGTTGCAGTAACTGCTGTGCTACCAAGTGTCAATAAGCCATCAGCGATTTCTAAACCGGTTCCGTTAATTAACTTAAGAGCGTCTGAAGTCCACCTTGCAGAAATATTGTTTGAGCCAGCCTTTACGTGTGTTACCTCAATAATGCCGTCTTCAGTGGTGTCTGTAGCATCACCAATTTTCGCTGTTATTTTTGCGTAGACAACTTTCTGGTCATTGTCGTTCTCTCCCTGAAATTTAAGTTGGCCGATGTAGTCTGCATCGGCGGGGCTAGAACTATTTCTATATAACTCGATTATTGGGGCTGCTGAAGAACCGGCATCTGTATCTGTTAATGTGACAGTCCCCTGAAAATTAACATCTGATAAAAAATCTTTAGCCATTGCGTCGCCTTCCTATAATCGGCCTCCTATTACTAACCGAGTACTACAACTTTATACGCATTAGTGGAAGGAGCGGAAGCGAATGTAAGAGTTACTTCGTTAGTGCTGGTTCTATCGACATCACAAACTACTGTTTCTTTGCTCGAAGCGTCATAAACCTCAACCACTATGTCGTCAGTTCCAAGGCTGTGTGTAACTGCTATAGAAGTAGCGGACCCATCACCAATCGTTCCAGTAACTTTTCCAGTAGTACCTAAAGCAGTTCTTGCTGCAGCCGCAGTTGAAGCGCCAGTACCACCATTTGCTATCGCCAACTGTCCAGTGACAGCATCGGATTGAGCAAGTGCTAATGCACCAAACTCAGGTGTTCCGCCAGAACCGGCTTGAAGAACTTCGTACTGACTTCCAGCCGCAGTTACTTGAACAGCACTAGCGCCGTTACCGTAAAGAATACCTTTAGAAGTAAATGTTGATACGCCAGTACCACCGTAAGCAACTCCAATGTCGGTTGCTTCCCAAGTACCAGTAGCGATCGTTCCTAAAGTTGTGATCGAGGATTGCCCAGTGTAAGAAGCGCTTATCTGAACATCATCAGCGTTTACTGTTATGCCAGTGCCAGCGCCAACAGCGAAAGTAGTTCCAGTCTTTGTAAGACCTGCACCAGCAGTCATTTCACCAGCCTCAGAGAACTGAGTCCAAGTGATCGCTGTTGTTCCTATTGTTGCTGTTCCGTTGGTTGTTATTACAAAACCTCTGTCTGCGCCAGCGGTACCTTGTTCGACGAATACGAACGCTCCGCCAGATAGGACACCGTTTGCTGAACCATTTGCGTCAGTGGTACGAGTAAGAACCCAGTTAGTTGAGCCGTTACCAACAGTTGTTACCGTATAAATACCGTTGTTAGCGCCGCTAGATTGATCTTTGATAAGAACACGATCGTCTGCTGAAACCGAAATGCCGTCAAGAGTAAGTGCTGCTTGAGAGCCGCTGTTTGTAAGAGTTGCCCCTACACCAGATGACCCATTGCTATATGAAGCAGAAAGGTTGGCTGTCGAAGCCGCCACTACAGAAGCCTTTACGTCGAGACCTGAACGTGCAGCATCAACATAGCGTTTATTCGCTGCATCTGTGTCTGCTGTTGGATCAGCAAGACCTGTAATTTTCTGGCTGTTAGCACTTAAAGAACCAGTTGGGGCTGCCATCTGGTCGAGTCTGCTTGTCCGTACTTCAGTATCGAAATCAGAAATAGTTGAAGCGGCCTGCGAGCCAGTGTGATTTGCACGGGCCAAATAGTAGTCGCCTTCTTCGTAGGTTCCTGAACCGTCTGCTGTTTCTAAATGACCTGCGTTAGTTGCGGCCGAAGCAGTACCAGTCAAGGCCGCTGTTATTGTCCCAGCGGTAAAGTTCCCTGAACCATCTCGTTTAACAATCGTTGACGCTGTATTAGCGTTAGTTGCAGCATTTACAAGAGTGTAATGAGCAGCAGACATCGACCCTGCTGCTGATCCGCTAGAAGCAGTAATTGAAATTGCTGGAGTTGCACCACCTGAAGAAACTATAGGGGTGGTTCCTGTTACAGAAGTAACAGTCCCTGCAGCAGTTAAATCAACCCAAGCGCTACCAGCACGGACATACAAATTGTTGTCTGTCGTGTTGAAATAGATTTGCCCTTCAACAGGGGAACCCGGAGCAGAGGATAAATTCTCCACTCTCGCTTTGACAAGTTGGTTCTGGTTTAAGTCTACGTTTACTAAATATTTAGGCACTGGGGTCTCCGATAAAAAATAAAAGTCCTACTATGAAAGATACGCCTTTCCACCGAAGGATTGTAAGAAGGTCACCGTAAGAGCGTTATCACTGGTGTATGTAACATCACCAAGGCATTGATTCTCACTGGTATCAACAACACTTACACTCGGGCGGAAACCTAGATTGTGAGTAATAGACCATGTAGTAGCGGGGCTTTGCTGGTCATGGGTGTATTTCGATTTGCTCCGAACCTCTTCAATCGCGGCTTGAACGGTTGTTGCAGAAATTTCATCAGTAGCATTAAAAGGAATATTCGGCGCAGTAGCGCCAATTTTTGAATCAACATAAGAGGTTGTTGCGTAAGCGTAAGAAGTCACAGGGGTGTGAACAGGGGTAACATCAGCGAGATTTAACGTCGCTGAAGGTGAATTCTTTGGAACAGCAATGTTGTACTTATTCTCTGCTGCATCAGTTATCCGTTCCGTTACCTCGTAAGTAACACCAGTAGGTGTAGTAGTTGTATCGTCAGTAGCAGTAAGAGTGACACTAAAAACCCCTGAACTGTTCAAAGTCCCTGTAACGCGAGTAGGGGCAACGACCTGATTGTTAGTCGAATCAGTCATCGCATGGGAAGCGACAAAAGATACTGTCCCTGCTGCCGCAGTAGTACCATCGCTTCTTTTATATGTGCCTGTAACTGTTATCGTCGTGAAAGCCATTACGCCGCCTGTGTTATTCTTACCGTCACTGCGTGATGGCATAAGTTTTCATCTATGGTTACGAACCTTACAACCCCGTCTACCCTGCAGCCGACAATATTTTTATCAGCGCCAGTTAAATCCGCTGAATCAAGCGCAGCGAAAAGACTATCTATAAGAGTCACATCTTCGGCATCAAGTTTTTGAAACAAGTTGACTTGTACAAGTCTTGTGCTCATCGAAATTTTTGAGTCGCCTAAAAAAGCGCCCACCCTTGATATATCATCATCAAAAGTGATAAACGGCATCGCTGTAGAATCTGGAGCGAAGTCACGGAAAACCTTAGTTGTCACATTAGACAAGTTGGCGGCAACTATTTTTGTTCGTAATGCAGATGCGACGGTAGCCATTATATTCCCATCGATGCGCCGAGAGCCGCTGCTCTGCGGTTCAAAGTATTGACTTCTATAGTTGGAGCCATCATAGCGATTCCTTTATTTCTATGAAGAGTAAAATACCTACTAGTTAAGAGTGTGATCCGCCCCTGACTCGCAAATGTTTCTGCAACTGGACGCCAATTCGGTCGCCGATTTTTAACGTTTGCAGCGAATTCATGGCTGGCGGCATATTCAGCCTCAGCCCAAATGCTTATATTAACTGCGCCAGACCTTTGAAACTTTCCGCCTGCGCCTCTGCTTGGGACTTTACTAACTCTAAAATTAACACTGTCTCGAAGCACCCCAGTCTGCAAGGCAGGAGGCGTTCCCGTAGCAGAAGACATAACTTTCTGTTTAGTCACAGGGTGTGTGTAAAAGGAGCCGCCACCGCCGGATCGCGAATATCCCTGTTGAATCACATCTTTGAATTCTGTGCCTATATGCAAACCGGCTGGCTTTAATCCTCGGACACCGGCTTTGAAACCGCGAAGAGCGTTAAGCGTTACCGCTTGCGCTAATGCCGCCCCCTGCATCTGTCTATGTGCTTTTGTTGCAGCCGAAATATTACCCCCTAACATTATTCCGCCACCCCTCTTAAAGAAAGCCTTAAATGAATGTGCGTGTACTGAATGTTGTCAATGTCATACGTCCCATTTATAGTGCTGTCAATACCTGCAACAACTATTTGATCGTTGTCAGTAATTGTTGTACCTAAAGGAACAAGAGCGACACAAGTTTCTCGCTGAGCGAACTGCCCACGATCATCTGGGGTCAATGTGTCCACAGCCCTCATGGTGACAGAACCTTTAACAGTCGAATCACTATTGGAGTAAGAAACTCGTCCTTCAGTGTCAGTAGTAGCACTTCTTTGCCGGACAGTTAGGGAATGCCGCGCCCCCCGCATTAGAAAATTCCTCTACGGAAAGTACGCCTTACATGTTTCAAATCGTCGTCAGTAAAACCACCCTGCCCATTATTAGCCAGTGTGTAACTTGTTCCTTCAACCGAAAGACTTCTCAACCCTTGAGCGTCAGCAAGAACAGCCGACATTTCCCTAACAGAAGCACGAAGCATCACTGCCTCAAGTTTCTGAGTATCAGAAGCAGACATACCTGCCGTGTAAGTAATAAGAGCACTAAGCCCCTGTGAAACTACACGCAAGTTATCTATACCCCACGGGTAAATATCGTAATTGCTTACCGTTTCAGTGGTTTCGGAACCTAACTCCCCGATCTTTATTGCCGAGACAGCAGTAACAGGATATTCCTTTAAGAAAATTTGCGATTGCCCGATTTGAAGCAAGTGTGCTTCTTCGGTAACGGTTACTCCTGACAACGAACGATTAAGGATCAAAGAAAGTTCACGCTCTAAAGCGCCAATAATTGAAGACGCTGCCGTCTGTTCACCAGAGTCAAACGTCTTATTCATGTATTCTTGTAAATCGAGATAAGTTATGACAGCCATATCACTAGCCTACGCTTAAAGATGCCCGTAATCGGTTAGGCTTCGCCCTCCTCTAACATACGTTTGGCCCTCATAATCAGAAGGCGTTCTCGGGTGCTCTTACCACCCCAAATTCCATAACGTTCTTTATTGTTGAACGCATACTCTAAGCATTGAAGCACAACTGGGCACTGAGTGCAAATTTCTTTGGCCGCTCTTAAAGATTGAGTGTCACCGGGCGAAGGAAAAAATATTGACGGGTCTTCAACCCCGGCGCAAGCCCCTTTTTTCTGCCACTCTGGTCTCTCTACCCAAAAGGGTGCTCCGTTTTCCTGCATTTATATAGTTTCCCACATAAATACGGAGGCAGTGGACTTATAGGTTATTCAGGGCCTATATTTCTCCACTTGTTGCACTTCTTGCAAGTTTCCCATTTCCATTTTTTATCTTGAGGCCATGTCTCTCGATACTCAACATGGTGAGATTTCCAAGAGTGGTCACATTGTTCTTTGTTCGCCATTATTCTCCCCAACAATGTTCGGAAGGATACCAGTGAGAAGTCCCTTGACTCGTTTCATATAAAAGCCAACTAGCGATATAAACATTATTTTCTGGGTCCATAATGTCGCCGCCGGGAATTCCCGCTTTCGTGCTTCGTTCTTCCCAAAACTTTGGAAGATGCTGGAACCAGCCTGCTGCCCCACTTGATCTATTAACAGCATCAGAAGTTATGTCTTCTGGGAACCCAGTAGATTCACAAAACGCTACACGCAAAGCCCATTGCCTATCTTCTGGTTCAAAATACTTATCAACTAAATCCTGAAGAGTTAATGGAGGTTCAGGTAATTCAACTTTTGATATTTCGTTTTCAACCCAATTCATATCTAATTGAGATTCAGGGAAACTAATAGTTGTAGTACTTGTTTGCACCGGGGCTGCGACTGGCTGGTCACGAACCACCCGGGTGTAACCAGCCCGTTTAGATTCAGTCGGTGCTGTCTGACTCTGGGTCAGAGGAAACAGTGCCGTCAAGATTGCTAATATTGCTAGTGTCTTCATCGTTTGGTCCTAACCTATCTGACAGCCCTAGTTCAAGGGCTTCAGCAGGATTGTCATGTTTCCAAGTGTGGTGCGCTCTGCATAGGACTTGACAGTTATCGGGGTCTAACCAATCTCCGCCTCGTCCTCTTCCGATGATCTCATCAACATCTAGAGGACCCCAGCATTGGATATGTTCGAGTATTTCTTTAGCAGTACAAGTATACCTGTCCCGCTTTAGAACTTCCTCCCTCACACGTGTACGTTTGTTCAAATCTTTCCGCCGCTTATCGCTCATTGGCTTAAGCGGAGTCTTTCGACGCAGGGGAGTATTCCGTCGTAACGGTCCTGATCGTTTCAAAAGAGGAAACCTAGAATAGGCGTTTGTTTAAGGTAGGGACCTGATCTTGACGATCAGTAGGTCCGCTAACTTTAGATTCCATTGGAGGAACCTGTGCTGATTCAACGCCATGTTTTTTGGCGAAATCTGGAGAAACTCTTTCACCTTTACGGCCTACAAGTTTCTTCGCTCCGTCCTTTTCTTCATAAATGTCAGAAGTAAGGATAATCGTTTTCATAAGGTCAACTGTCATACAGGCAGTCTACACATCTAAAAAGAAAAGTGCGAGAGTGAAAACTAAAAAATCGGGCCACCGAAGTGACCCGATTTTTAGTCGCCCTCCTAAAAGGTGGACGCTAAGTCGATTACAGACCGGTTACGGTTGCGAAAGACTCTGGGCGCTTCACAGCGAGAGCAATTCTTTGCTCTGCGAGAATTGCCACTGCATTACGTACGAAGTAATCGCTATGGTTCTCGCTAACGCGTACAGAACCTTCCATGCGATCGTACAGAGTTGCACCTATGCCGAAAGCACCAAGCAAGGCTGTGTTTTCCGTAATTGCTGAAGTTTCAACAACTGGAAGACGCCAGATTCTTGCTTCGCTACCCATAGCAATGGAAGCAGCCATCATGTGACGGTTGTCTCCATCTTTTTCCAACTCTAAACCTTCAAGGTCATTAGGGTGGATAATGATGCCGGTTGGCTCATAGTAGGCAAGAGCGACTTTGGTGATACCTTTACGTATCGCGTCGATGCCTGTGAGTGAACCTTTGGCTTGGGTGCTGATACCACTTGTTTGAGTAATACCAGTTAGGTTAGTGCCTGAACCGTTTCCGTTAAGGATTTGATCATCCTCAACCAAACGAAGGCCATAAAGCAACTCGTTGTCGATAATTCCACGAAGTGCGGCTTCATCGTCAAGAGTGTTGCGGTGTGCAACTTCATAGTGACCAATAGTGCGTACTGGTGCTTGCGTACCAGCGATGGTCAAAGTTGATGCTGCCATTGAAGTGAAGGTTTCAGGAGAACCTGAACGTTCGCTTACAGTTGCTGCGTTGTTGGTAAATCCGGTTACACGGAAGTACTCAACTAGGTTTGTATTGGTTTGTTGAACATTGAACAAGTCACGAATACGCATTGAACGATGTGCACGTTCTACAATCGCATCACGTTGCGGAGTTCCAAATTGACTTGGAGTACCGGAAGGAAGCGTTGTATAAACGTCTTTACGCTGCCACATTCCACCAAGGTCTCCCTTGAAGTTATATGGTGCGTTCATGGTGTAGCCATTACGGCCACCATCTAATGCTTTGTATTCGTCACTATCTACAAATGCTTGACCAATGGACGAAGGTACGCTTTTGGCTTCAAATGCTGGAGCGGCTTCTGGAGCAGGAGTTTCCTCTGCCCAATCTGCCATTTCCTTTTGACCTTCTAAAGCCTCAATTTGTTCACGTAGTGAACGAGCCTTTCCAAGGTTTTCGCGGAATGAAGTCAGGTGCTTGGCCTCGACCTGAATATCTGGTCCACCTTCTTCACGATTTGCTTCTGCGTGAGCAACGATTGTGTCGTTGTCTGCAAGAACATCGCGAAGGGTAGACTTTAGTCCCTTAAGGTGGGAATCTACTGCCATTGTTTTACCTCTTTGGTAATAGTGGGTGTACAAGTTTACACAAGGTAAGCACCTCGCTGAATAGTATTCTTACACACTTATGGTGTAAGCCTATGTGAGGGGTGTGACATTTGCCACATACATTAAGTTGACCGGTTCATTCGTTCAGGTCAAGATCGCCTTCGTCATCAAAGTCATCAAAGCCTTCATCTTCTTTATCTTCCCAAGTTTCAAAACGGCTGGCGTGCTTCATAGGATCGAAAACAACTGTTCCGCCATAAGTGACTCTGCTTGGCCAGTGAAGACAACTCAACTCTTTCGATATGCGGGCAAGCGCTGCCGCCGCAACCATAGGAGGAACCGAACCAAGATCAACATGATTAGGTTCAGAAGGATCGTCAAAAGAAAGAACGATAGTTATTACCGGGAATTCAGAAGCCTGCGGAATCTCAGAATCGAACCCCTCATATTCTTCAGGCTTTGTAGTACTCGCCTCTGAAGATGGCCTCGCCTCTGGAGATTGGAACGAGTTCGACATCAAAATTACCATTACCTTCTTCGTAAGTTACTATTGCAAAACCTTGTTGCCAGTTTTCCACTGCATTGACTGGTCTTCCGTGAGGGTCCGTAGAGCCCTTCACGCCGGGCACAGAACCGTCGATCCTACAAAGGCAACCGGGAGAAGCCGCAAGACTTCTTTTCGCTCCCTCGAAAGTTCTACGTGTTTTATGCTGTAACTCTATTCTGTGGATATGCCCATGAATGATGCTGGTCCGTTCATCATCTACAACCGCTTTAGCAGTCGAACCATTACTCCGAGTTATGTGACCGTGTATACATGCAAGGTTTTGGTTAATCCAATAAATCCCAGCAGGGTAACCGCCAACATATTCAACTTTTAGATGATCTTCGTCGAGTCTCAAAAGGAAAGGAACAGACAAAGCAGGCCAATCTTCTGGAACATCTGCACGCTTCAAGTGAAGAGCGGCAGCCGTATTGTTAGTTACTGCCTTTTGTAACCTTCGATCATGGTTTCCTTCTACAAGGACTATGTGAGCATCAGGAGCGTTTGCTCTTTGCTCACATAAGAACCTATAACCTCTGTCGATAGAAGCCTGCGAAGTTTTAGCAAAAGCAGGTTCTTGTTCATACTTCCCAAATTCTGCGAAGTCGAGAAAGTCGCCCAAGTTTACTATCAGGTCAGGATCAAGTTCTCTGGTGATCTGCATAGCAACAGACATTGACTCTTCATGGTGGAAAGGGTCCATTGTCCCATCTTCATACATGCGGAACCCGATCTGAGGATCAGGGAGAATGACTGCAGTCTTATATTTGCTCTTGGCTTTCTTTTGCTTTGGAGCAGGTTTAATCGTTATAGGCGCTGCTTGTTGGATCGTTGGCCATTCAGGTCCTTCAGACCAAGCAGGACTAATAACAACAGAGACGCCACCAAGATCATGGATTTCGGCTTCGCCTTCTTCGTTCTTAGTTATCCCTTGCCATTCAGAGATGCGAACCTTTTCAATAGTTCCTATCTCTTCTGCCTCTATGCCTGATCTTTCTAGGAGATCGGCTATTTTGCCTAATCTAGACTTTGCTAGGTCTTGCTTGAAATCCCCAGCGAGATCGGTTTTCTTTTTAGCGCTCATTTAGCGACATTCCTCATGCGCCAATTCTTAACGGCGTGCCAAGAAATCGGCCAACCCCGTTCAGACAAAACTTGAGATATTCTCTGGTTTTGTACACCTCTGTCGTTAAGTGCGGCTAACAAAGATTGCTTGTCGTCGTCTTCCATAGAATCCATAATTTCATCTATGCGTAAACGCGGCGTTCTATTTGTTTGTCGCGACATTTCTGAATACAGGTCACTCATGTGAACAGCCTTTCTAGTTGTCCACATCATTTTAACACACAACGCGTCCTACGTTGTGCGACCTATGGTTGTTCGGTTATTCTCCGAGGTCAGAAAAGGAAAGAAGGCTTTGGAATTCTGATAGTTCTTTGAAAGAAAGAGTATCTTCTACTTCTTCTTCAACTTCTTCTGCTTTAGCCTCTTCGACTTCAGCATCGGCAACTTCAGTTTCAACTACTTCTGCTTTTTCGGATTCTTCTGATTCTTCAGCCTCAGCCTTTTTAGGGGCTTTCTTTGGCTTTTTAGCATCAGCGTTTCCAGCAGGAGTTCCTTCTACTTCCATTTCTTCAGGAGTGGAAGTACCACCATGAGAAAGGTTAGCAACAACGTCAGGTGCGGCTTCGCCAGCGCCTTCGCCTCGTTCATCTGAATCTGCATCAGTATTTGAGAAACCAGCGCCATCGCCAGCCTTCTCTTCTAAGTCTTCTAAGCGTTCAGAAAGAGTGTTAAGTGCTCTTACTGCATCGCCTAGTACCGTTTGAAGATCACTACCGGCTGGTGCGACCTCTTCCTCGGTGGTCTCATTGATTTCGGCATCATTAGCCATAATAGTGTCCTCCAGTAGGGACTTGATTTCGGTTATTTCTTTACCTTCCTCTATTAAAACATCCAATTCTTCTTGGATGCCTTCGGGAAGATTTTCTTTAAGTTCCATAACGGCATCTATATACCCATCGGACTTTAGTTCTGGTGGCGTGCGGCCATCATCTCTATAGTGCCGTGCTATATGATTATAGACACCCTTACGGTCTGAGCCTCTCAACTTAGTGCCTTTACGAGCACCGTTAAGAAGTCCGAATGTGTTTTGTAGGGCTGAAAGGGCTGCTGGCCCGGGACGCCCATCTGAACCAACAAAATGATGCACAAATGTGTAGTTTGTTTTCATTGCTGGGTCTTCGCCGGGAATATGGTAGGCAAAGATTTTTGAGAAATAAGCCTTATCTGCTGGTGACCGCATATTCCTATACGCAGTCTTGTCATACCAGCCTTCATCACGCACGCCGGTTTTATGGCTGCGGGTAGGGCCTTTAAGTTCCATCTCTTCTAAATCAAATTCTTTAGGCTCAACGGGTGTTTCTTTAACACTTACAGTCGAGGTTCCGGGAGCAGCACCAAAAAGAACTGGGCTGTATTCGTACCATTCAAGAGACTTGATAAAGCGGGTTTGAGATTCACCCTTCATTTCGGATTCGCCTTCTGGAACTGAATAGCCGATTGACCATTCTTGTTCTCCGCCAAAGAACTTAATGTCTTCGTAAGCCTCACGTCCACGTGTCGTGTTTAGGTTGAATTGCATTTTCACTAACACCCCTCCAGCATCTACTGCTTTGAGGTGTTCTGGAAGCCTGCTATCGCCGGGCATTAATTCTTCTGCAGATAAAGTTCTAGCCACTGGGATAGTTGTATCGTGTGACCAGACGCCTTTAGGCATTCTTTTCGTAAGAGTCTTTGTGTAAGCACCGGGCTCAATGACATCATTCACATTGTCAACAATGTTCGTGACAGAGACAACGGCTTCAACCGTTCCTTCGACATCATTTATCGCTTTTGCTTCTACTCGCGCATTCTTGTGGGAAAGTTCCACTTCTCTGGCCTCCTGTGACCGTGTTTCTTTTAAGACTACGGGAACTTCTTACAAAATAGTGGGAGCATATAGCCTAACTATTCAGATGTTAATTCTCTACCTGTTCTAGCCACTGCAGTAGCAGCCAAACCGCCTGCGACAATGCTACCTATACGGGAGCCGCTACGGGCGGAATCTATGCCTGCCGAGTCAACTCCAAACTCAAGAAGCCCTCCTGTTGCAGGAACATTTGTGAATAACATTGTGCATCGGCAATTTATTACCTGATCTGGAGGAGCAGTAGGATCGCCGGGATTCATCATCGCATTACCGCCGACACTAAACCTGTCTGTGAGTAGCCTCGCTTGCCCATCTGCATCTGTATGAGTGTGTCTAACTTTTGCATCTTGCATCGAAAGCCAGACCTTGTATCTCAACCCAGCCTGTGTAGCAGCAATCATCTGCCCTTCATTGACAGCGAAAGACGCTTCAGTGGTGCCAATCATTCTTGCTCTCGTCTTTGTTGCTGATGCAAAAACTTCTTCAATACCTTCAGCGATAACATCGACAGACTTGCCAGCCGTTAGTCCCTTCGAGATAACTTTTTCTAATTGCCGTCTTGTCGTTCTGTTGATTTCTTTCATGCGTTCAAGCCCAGCAATGATCGCTGCAGCAACTAAAGCATCTTCAGTATCGAAGGCTTTCTCTCCAATAATCATCGCTACATCATTACCGCCATCAACTATTGCTGCTGAAAGGAACGACGTTGCATCGTCTTGTAATTGCTTATCCCATTTCGGACTATCGAACACTTCACCAACGGTGACAGAAACACCCTTGTTTACTTTTTCGCGTACTTTGCGTGACTTCCATTTCTCTAAAACAACTCTGCGTTGCCTCTGGAAAAGTGAAGTTACTTGAATAGCAATCGAATCTTCTATTCTTGCCAACTGCTGATCTCTTCTCATCCGAGTGAGGTCAGCCTCTTTTTTGTCAATCCAAAGATTCCCGTAATGGAATCCCCACTTCGTTTCGTCTAAAGGGACCGCATCATCGGCTTTAGCCTCGACCCCTTCCTCAGATTTCATAGGAGTGATAGCCCCCATCGGGGTATCTACAGAAGGAACAGTGCTAGCAGGCGCTTCAGGTTCCACTGGGGGAGCAGTCGGAGCAGGTTGAGGCGGGGTCGCTATTCCTTGAGGAACAATTTGTATTAAAGATGGCCCACTTGGTGAACCTTCTTCAGATACCTGACCCACAGCCATAAGGTTGCTGTTAATAAACAAGTGGTCAGCGCCAACTGGGTCTCTGCCAGTTAATTGCCTATACTCGTCGATTGTTATTGCCCCATTCTTCAATTCATCTAAATGGAATGTGGCTCTTTCTCTTTCATCACGGGAAAGGATCGCTACGTCAGAAAGATCAAATTTCACAGTTAGTTCTTCAGAACCGTCAATACGGTCGAACGCACGTTCGATAAGCATTAAGTGTGGGAGCATCGTTTCTCTCCAGAACACTTCAAGTTCCGTATCCGCATTAGCGAAAGTCGAGTTCTTAGCATTACCTACAACTGATTCAGGAACACCGAAGGCCATGAGAATTTCTTCTTTAGCCAACTGTTTCGACTCAGCGTATTGAGAATCACGGTTCGTTATAGAAGTATCGAAATATGCTGCGTGCTCTGCTTCCATAACTGTTAAACGCCCAGCCCCGCCTAAAGCAGAACCAGTGTTACCCAAGAAGCGGCGACGTAACTCGTCTGCGCTATCGTCGTCCATCTCACCTTTGACCATCAAGATTCCGCCGGGTCGCCCATCGTTAATCATAAAGTTCCGATTGAACACCCTTGCAAAATAATCAATCTCAGTAGCAAGTCCACAAGACTCTAAAGGAGACTGACCTCTGTAAGGATCAATAGGGTGAGGTATCCGAAGCCAAACAACATTCTCAGGTGGAATGATCCTGTCCTGATGAGGGTGAGGCATTTCGACTTTGAAACCAGAAATGAATTTATTCGCATCTGGAATTGGGAAAGTTTTTTCTGGCGGTAACAAAGAGAGGCTCGTTATTTCATCAAGACGATTACGTGTCACCTCAATAAATGCTCCTCGTTTAGAGAGAAGGATTTGAGAAGAAAGTTGAAAGCGGAAATTGTAAGCGTCATGGTAAGGGTTAGCCATACGGTTAAGTATTGGCAATAAGAAATGATCGCCCTTTTCGTTGCCATCAGAATCATTTATGAACGCCCGGAGTCTCGCAGCGTTAGAAGCAATAGCGTAAACGCTCTTATAGACCCAAGTAACTCTGTCGTTACCATGCGTCACAGCACGCTCTACGTCCCAGTCATCTTTGTAAGGAGTGTTTTTACCGCCCCCTACTCCGTATTGGTTCATGCTTGCACCGGAAAAAACATTTGCTTTCCCGCTGCTTAAGCCTTCCCAACCATCACGGTTGTGACCTCTGAATCTAAACCCATCTAAGAAACCCATATCAGCCCTCGTAGCCTAATAACCAAGCGACCATAAATAACATTCCAGCAGAAACAAACAAACCAGTCGCAGTGTTAACCGTGAATCCACCAGATGCTCCAGCCGCCACTGACGAACAAAGTGCAGTGATTGTAACTTTTTCTCGTATACCTGTCCGCGCAATAAGTGACAAAATCATAGCAACGAGAGTTACAGAACCCCAAATAATGAGTGCAGTTGAGCCAAGCATAACCACTAGCCTACGTCTCCTGAACGACTATTCGTGGTAGGCGCAGCAAGAGAGTTTGTCGATTCATATTTTCTGTCTGGATCGTACACATATACAGATAAGCCCGGTCCCTTCCTGTAATAAGGTGCTCTACCCATATCAAGCATAATACGTTCAGCGAGAGGAACAGCAACTCTTAATT